GTAAAGTATGTCTCCCAAAAAGCAGGCATTGGTATCGGAGGAGGCAACATACGTGCTATTGGTTCTCCTATACGTAAAGGTGACGCATATCACACAGGTATCATTCCGTTCTACAAGCATTTCCAATCAGCAGTAAAGTCATGTAGTCAAGGTGGTGTACGTGGTGGCGCAGCCACTATCTATTATCCAATTTGGCACTACGAAGCAGAAGATATGCTAGTGTTGAAGAACAATAAAGGTACAGAAGAGAATCGTGTACGTCATATGGACTACGGTGTACAGTTTAATAAACTAATGTATGAACGTTTGTTATCTGGCGGCGATATAACTTTGTTCTCGCCTGCAGATGTTCCAGGATTGTACGATGCATTTTTTGCAGACCAAGACAAGTTCAAAGAGTTATACGAACGAGCAGAGCGCAATACAAAACTACGCAAGAAGACAGTTAAAGCAAGTGATTTGTTTAGTGCGTTTATGGAAGAACGGAAAAACACTGGACGTATTTACTTACAAAATGTAGATAATGCAAATGAACACGGAAGCTTCCTTCCAGACCTTGCTCCTATTAGAATGAGTAACTTGTGTGCAGAGATTACATTGCCTACTAAGCCGCTTTCAGATCTAAATGATCCTGAAGGAGAAATTAGTTTGTGTACTCTAAGTGCAACCAACTGGGGCAATATTAAAACTCCAGCAGACTTTGAGCGCATATGCCGTCTTGCAGTGCGTGGACTAGATGCGTTGCTAAGTTACCAAAACTATCCAATACTTGCAGCACAACTAAGCACAGAGAAGCGTAGACCCCTTGGCGTCGGCATTATAAACTTTGCTTACTGGCTCGCGAAAAATGATCTTAATTATCAAGACATTAACGCAGATGGTCTAGCTCTAGTTGATGAATGGACTGAAGCATGGAGTTACTACTTAATTAAAGCAAGTGCAGATTTAGCAGAAGAGAAAGGCGCTATTCCTGGTAATATGGAAACAAAGTACGGGCACGGTATTACACCTAACCAGACGTATAAGAAATCCTTAGATGAATTGGTTCCGCATGTTGAACGCATGGATTGGACTGGGTTGCGCAAGCAACTTAAAACAACAGGCATTCGTAACTCAACACTAATGGCACTTATGCCTAGTGAAACCTCAGCACAAATTGCTAATGCCACAAATGGTATTGAACCTCCGCGTTCACTTATATCAGTGAAGCAAAGTAAGCATGGTGTACTAAAGCAAGTTGTTCCAGAGTTTAAGCGTTTAAAGAACAAATATGACTTGTTATGGGATCAGAAGTCCCCAGAAGGCTACTTGAAAATTATGGCTGTATTACAGAAATATATTGATCAAGGTATTAGTGTTAACACTAGCTACAACCCTGCATTCTACGAAGATGAAAAGATTCCAATGAGTACAATGTTACAGCACTTGTTAATGTTCTACAAGCTAGGTGGCAAGCAGTTGTACTACTTCAATACTAATGACGGGCAAGGCGAAGTAGATGTAAGCAAGATGATGGAAGAACTTCCACAAGCAGACATAGATGATGATGAATGCGAATCTTGTCACATATAAGTAAGATAACACTTGACACGCCAATCAGGGCGTGTTACTATAGTGTAAGAGTCAATTTAACAAGGGTAAGACATTAATGAGCGTTTTTGATATTAATAACACAGCAGATCATACAAAGGTAACAGCCTTCCTTGATCCTTCGGGAGGCCCGACAATTCAGCGTTACGATACACTGAAGTATAAAAGTTTTGACAAACTAACTGATAAGCAGTTAGGATTCTTCTGGCGCCCGGAAGAAGTAGATGTTACTAAAGATAGTAATGATTTTAAAGGGCTAACAGAACACGAAAAGCATATCTTTACAGCAAATTTAAAGCGTCAGATCCTACTTGATAGTGTACAAGGTCGTGCTCCAGTAGAAGCATTTACTCCTATTGTAAGTTTGCCTGAGATTGAAAATTGGATTCAAACGTGGACATTTAGTGAAACTATCCACGCCCGTTCATACACACATATTATCCGCAATGTATATAATAACCCAAGTAAAATCTTTGACGAGCTAATGAGTATTGGCGAAATTGTAGATTGTGCTGGAGATATATCAAAGTACTATGATGACTTGATTGAACTTAGTAGCTGGTATAATTTGTTAGGAGAAGGTACACATAAAGTAAACGGCAAGACAATTGTTGTCGACTTGTACCACCTAAAGAAACTGCTATGGCTCACGCTTACAAGTGTTAACATCCTAGAAGGTGTAAGATTCTACGTAAGCTTTGCATGCAGTTGGGCGTTTGCTGAAATGAAGAAGATGGAAGGCAATGCTAAAATTATTAAGCTAATTGCTCGTGATGAAAACTTACACTTAGCAAGTACACAAATGCTTTTAAAGATTCTAAAAACAGATGATCCAGACTTTATTAAAATTGCAGCAGAAACAGAAACAGAATGTATTGCTATGTTTGTTGAAGCAGTTGACCAAGAAAAGCAATGGGCAGACTATTTGTTTAAAGATGGATCAATGATAGGTCTGAATACACAACTATTAAGTGACTACATTGAATGGATTGCAGCAAAGCGTATGACAGCCGTAGGACTAAAATGTCCTTATACTGTTAAAGGCAATCCTCTACCGTGGACACAGTCTTGGATTTCAGGCGCTGAAGTACAAGTAGCACCACAGGAAACAGAAATTACAAGCTACGTAAGTGGCGGAACAAAACAAGATGTCGGAGAAGACACATTTAAAGGATTTAGTTTATGATAGAAATTTGGGGTAAACCTCAATGTCCGTTTTGCGATCAAGCAAAAGCACTATGCGAACGACAACAATTAAAGTATACCTATAAGCAATTAGGTACAGATTTTAACCGTGAAGATGTGTTAGAACAATTTCCAGGCGCTCGCACATTTCCACAAATTAAAATACATGGCACAAATATTGGCGGCTACGATAAGCTAGGCGAATATTTAGAAGACACTAACTATAACGGAACAGGACACTCACTATAATGTTAATTGAATCAACATACAAACCTGGAGACACAGTGTCTCTAAAACTAAGTTCAGGCGAAGAGATAGTTGCTCGTCTTGATGAAGAAACATCAACCAAGTTTACGTTAAGTAAGCCGATGGTATTGGTTATGCAAGCTGAAGGATTAGGACTTGCGCCGTACATGTACAGCGTTAAGGCTACATCGAAGTTTCACATATTATCATCTACAGTAAGTTGTGTTGCAAAAACAGAAGAAGACATTGCAGCACAATATGTGCAGACTACTAGTGGTATTCAATTACAGCCTTAATACTAGGATAAATATAGTAGTATAATACGAGGAAAGTAAATGTCATTAGCAGGCGCAAATGTATTTGAAAATAGTGCAGCAGAAGGAACAGGTAAGACTACTGTTAACCATCCGGACATTGATACCGATCCGGGCTCAGCGCCTGCCGACCATGTACACGTTGACTTTGACCTCGCACACAAAGCATGTCTTGATGAGATTGCAACACTATTTGAAAATATACAAGTAGACTTGCGTATTATCACAGACCGTGGTGAAGATAGAAGCAAAGGTATCTATCAAAGAGAAGCTGATAATGTAGCAAACAATCCTGCTAACATTGCCAAAGCTGCAAAAGATTATATTAATCTACAGCAATCAGGATTACTTGATATGGTTAATGCAGAAGTAGGCAATCCTACAAATTTAGGCGTTACATCTTCTGCAAACTATAATGCAATACGTAATGCTGGAAGCGGATCATTTGTAAGTGGATCATCTACTAACGCTCAATCTGCGGACTATGGAGGAGGTACATCTACTGCTATTACCGGCCAAGACGGCAACGTATACTATGAAGGCAGTGTGCCACTAAATCAAATCCCACTTACTAACGGTACAGCTAAAGGCAATGTAATTTATAGTATGGGACCGAAGCGTAATTTACCAATACAAACAGAGCTATTTAATATATTACAATCAGCCGCACAAGCAGCATCAGTTAACGTAGTTATTACAAGCGGAGGACAAGTTCCTGCTAAAGAAGGCGGCATCAACGGCGTAAATCGCACAGGCTCAAACAGACATGACAAAGGTTATGCTGCTGACGTTAGATTAATGAACGGTAAAGTAGATAGTCAAACACGCTTATATACAAACAAACAAGCAGACCTTGCTATCATGCTAAAATTTGCACAAGCTTGTAAAGATGCAGGAGCAACAGCAATTGGTATGGGTAACGGTTATATGGGCGATGGCAACATACATGTTGACATTGCTTGGAAAGGACAACAAGCAGGAATTATATCAGGCGTATTGCCTAACAGATACTGGGGCGGATCAAAGCCAACAAAGACAGCCAGAGCTCCAGTTTATCTAGCAGACTTAATGCAAACACGGGATAATATAGCGTAATGCCAGCACCATATCAACATTTAGACATGACTCCGGAATACAACCGGATTATTACAGCACTAACTGGAATACGTGATGACATTAGATTGTTACAGAAGTTACAATCTGATCCAGAATCAGGTATTGTAACTAGTGAAGTATTAAACGACTTCCAACGAGCACTTCTTGCAGTAAGTATGAGTTCGGCACAAGGAAATACAGCATCAGCAGTTGCTGATATTATTGTAGCCGGTACCTTGCCGAATGGTGCAGCAGTTGCAGCAGCCAGTGGCGAAAGTAATGCTAACTTAACAGCAGAACGAGCAACAATATTAACAGCACTAGGCGTTACAGAAGATCCAGCAGACTTAAAAGTATTAATAAGAGTTAGCGGACAATATTATTGGGAAGCAGCAGGCGTAGTAGGACCAGACGATGGTCTCCGCGGAACAACCACAGTAGTACTACCGTTTGCGCTGGGCGCACAACTAGGCTTTGATAATGAAGGAACTGGACTTATTGTTGCAGGTGCACCTCCAGGTCCGCCAGATGGTATTCCAAATGCATCTGCTCCAAAGAAAAGGTGGCCTTTTGCAAGACCAGTTGGTCAAACTGCATCACAAAATGCAAATCCAAACTCGGACTTAATAGATCCAGCAACTGGTAAAATAGTAGCTAAAACGATAGATGCACAAAAAACATCAGCTACAGCCGCAGCTACACCAGCTCCAGCAACAGATTACGGACCGTCATAATGCCAGGAATAACACACAGCAATGTACCAATGTCAACAACTGTATTTGTAAACGGCGAAGATATTCCAGGTGGAATAACAACTGCTTTAGGAATAGCAGATTCTGTTGGGATAACTGATGCACAGGCGAGATCTATTATCTCAGGACAAGCAGATTTAATAGCGTTAGGAGAGAACCCAAATACTTATGAAGCATTAGAACAGTTTGGTGGCGGCACAAGAGATGGAACTAGTCCGATAACAGGACAAGATGGTGCCATGGCAGCGCCAGGCTCAGATGCAGCAGTAGGTGCAGACGCATTTTACGATCAAGGCGTCACAAGATTAGTGTCATCGTGGATTGTGGTACCACCACATGTTAATCCACGAGTAACAACAGCTACATGGAACGCTTTAGTAGAACTTGCATCTAGTTTAGGCAGACCTCTTGTTTTAGTCAGTGCGCATAGATCGACCGAATTCAATGCTAGTGTAGGCGGAGCTTCAGAGAGCTTGCATATAACACGCAAAGCAGTAGATATTCAGTGGGGATCAACTAGTTCTCAAATCCGTATGGATATGATCCAAAAGGCAATTAATGCAGGATTTACTGGCATCGGATGTTATTCAAATTTTTTACATCTAGATATAGGACCTAAGCGTTCATGGGGACCTAATGGCAGTTATACTGGACAATTTGAGCAATATAAGGCTGTACTTACAGCAAATGGCTTTCCTTTCTATAGCGGACCGCAATAACTAAAACGGTTGACATCCTTGTCTTTTTATGTTATCATATACACATAATATAAACTTAGGCAGGAAGAGGCAGTATGAGAAAAGATTTAAACAAGGTAATACTCACAGACGCAGATGGCGTTCTACTAAATTGGGAGTATGCTTTTACATGTTGGATGCAACAACATGGTTACACACAAGTTGAAGGCGGCAATGTAATGTATAACATTGGCGAGCGTTTTAACATTTCCAATAATCAAGGACACAAATTAATTAAGCAGTTTAACGAAAGTGCTGCAATGGGGTTCTTGCCCGCATTGCGTGACGCTGTATATTATGTTAAGCGGCTACACGAAGAACACGGATATGTATTCCGTTGCATTACATCTTTATCTTTAGATGAAAATGCAGGACAACTTCGTATGATGAACTTAGAAAAACTGTTTGGAAAAACAGCTTTCGAAGAACTAGTTTGTTTAGATACAGGTGCAGCAAAGGACGATGCCCTTGCACCTTATAAAGATACAGGATTGTACTGGGTCGAAGACAAACTAGAAAACGCAGTATTAGGACACAACTTAGGTTTGTCAGCAATACTGATTGAGCATGGATTTAACATGCATGACACACTTCCAGATGGTATGACTAAGGTAGTTAACTGGAAGGAAATATATAATCATATTACAGGAGAAAATATATGAGCGAACAAACACAACATGAACAAATTGTTGAAGCATTTAATGCATATCTGGTAGAACACGAAGCATGGGAAACAAAGTCTGTTAAAGCAGCAGCAACCCGCGCTCGTGGCGCACTTGGGGACTTAGGTAAGTTGACTAAAGGTCGGCGAGCAGAAATTCAAGAACGCAAAAACAACATGTAATGGCTAGTCATATGTGGGAATATTGGTGTAAAGCCATAGGAACAAAAGCATATGACGATGATGACAGAGCAGATGCAGTAGCACTCATAAGAACTACTTGGGTGCTACTGCATGTTACAACATGCTCAATGATAATCGTTGGCAACGGAAGACTATTAGGATTTTGGTAAAGTGTCGAATAAGTCTTACAGGGCTCCTCAAAAGCCTAAACAATATCAACCGCGAATCGAACGAGAGAAATCTTTCAAGATTCGCAACCCAACAGTAAATAAGAAAACTAAACACAAAAAGGAATATTATGTCGATGAACCCTAGTCCACGCGAACGAGATAAAGATACCGAAAAAGCTATGGATGAATTTTTAGCTAAAGGTGGAAAGATCGAACAGGTACCGTACGGCAAGCGCAGCGAAACAACAGAAGTAACTGGCGGCTTTTACGGACGCAAGAAAAAGCCTAAGCAAGAAGAGCCTAACAAAGACTGATGTTAGCGCATAACATGTAAGTAAGTTGTAAATACATTATGAAAGATATTGTACGTAATTTAAACTCATATAGTAATTTTATTCCTTGTGATATTAAGGAAGCAAACTTTATGTTCTGGCAAGTTAAAGGTCATCTCATTCCTAGTGAATACTCAAATGAGGATGTTATAAGTATGTACGACAGCTACTTTAAAAGACTTTGGGGCAATAACGAATCCAGAGACAATTGCAGAGTAGACTTTGAAAAAGCTTGGGAGCAAGAGTATGTCCAAAAGTAAACTACAATCGTTAAGCGAAGAAGATTTAGATTTTATGCTAAAGATTATAACTAAGGAGTTCCAGTCAAAATCAAGAAAGAGTAGTTATGCTCCTATACTAGCTGATAAAAATATTAGTGCATGTAGCAGGATTATGGATGCACTTAGAAGCCAACAACAACTTAATAGGACTATGTCGCAAAAATGGTAAAACTATGAAATGTAAACTTGGCGACTATGCTCGTATTATTCATTCAGTTAATCCAGACAACATCGGAAGAGTTGTAAAGGTAGCTGAATACATTGGTAGATTTGAACAGAAGGAACAATTTGAATTTAGAGGCATGCCATGCGAATGCCCAGTAACAGATCATTTCTGGTGGATAGACGGAGACGACATTACGATACTGTTCGGCCCAAGTCCTAAAGCATACATTGCTGATACATGGCTAGAACCTATCCGTCCAGAATCTAAAAAAACAAAGACAAAAGCAGAAAAAGAACTTGACATGTTTAGTTAAACGTGTTATAAATAGTATGTAACGTTGAAACAAGTTGAACGGCGAGCAAGACCCGGGTTCGAATCCCGGCTACTCCACCATAAGCACATCCTGGAAGAGCAGGTTGGTTACAAGTTGAAGGGTGTGTTTATGATGGGGTAGAGTTGGGATCGATTGGCGAACTATTAGATGAGTGGAGTTACCCGGATGTAAGCACGGTTATCGCGAACGAAAACTATAAACGCAAATGAAAATTTCGCATTAGCAGCCTAAGGCTGTTACGGGGTAGTTAGACCTTGTTACCAAACATAGCAGGAATGCAACCTTCGGGTTGCATTCTTTTACCTCAACAGAAAGGCAGTAGTATAATGTCAATGTCAAGTCAACCTAAGCCAAAAACTGATCAAGCAATGATTGACGAATTCTTAAACAAAGGCGGTAAGATTACTAAAGGTAAAACAAAGCCGATGCCAAACGAACTTGGTATTAGTAATGTATCATGGAATAACAAATTAACTAAAATAGAGAAACAAGCCAAGGAAGGCAAATAAATGCACTCGTCAAAAAGAAACGATTATCGTGTACATGAACAAATACGAATAGATGGCACAAAAGTTTGGAAAATTACTGTAGGCGGCGACATTAATGTTACTACTTGCAAAACATTAGAAGAAGCAACTAAGACTGCTAAAAATTTAAACTTAGATCCGTGGTACTTTGACCGAGGTCAAACCCTTGCACATAGGCAAGCTGGAACAATTAAATTTATATAGGTATTATGATTGCACCAGGAAATGTATTAGAAATAAATAACACTGATAAATAAACGTAGTAGTTAATCAACAATCACATTACAATGAGAGAGGAGATACAAAGATGGCAAAGGAAAAAGCAATACCCGCAGGACCTGTTACCAAAGTTACTGCTGCAAGTTTATCTAAACTTTCAAAATTAAAGTTAGAAGCGTTTGCATTAGCAAGTTACGGAGTTGACATTGATAGGCGTAAAAAGAAAGACGAGCTAGTTAAAGAAGTACTTAAACTGTCTAAGAAGAAGCCAGTTATTACTGATGCATCAATAGAAGCTAAAGAAGTCGAAGCAGTTAACAAAGCAAAACAAAAAGCAATAGCAATCGAAGCTGAACAAGTAATTGCTGACATTGCAGGAATATCAGCAGAGCAAAAGCCTGTTGAAAAGCCTAAAGGATTTTGGAAAAGTCTTTTTAGCTGGTAATATATAACATGTTTTTACATTGAAGGAGTGTTGCAACATTGTAACACTCTTTTTTTGTGGCTCGCAAATCTGCCCACAAAATACTAGAGTTATGTTTATCTAGATAAGTAATAGGGTGAGCATGAAGCTCGATATATACAAACATGAAAGACTATAATAAATGCGTACACTATTTTTGGCACTAGCCACAACATTCTTTGCAGGATCCGCACTTGCAGAAACTGTAATAGCACCTAATACATCAATAAATACAGAAGTAGTAACAACCCATAAGTGGGATGCCGCAACTACTGCAATGACAATTAATCCTGTAATTACATACACAGGTCTCGCAGAGGACTTTACAGTAACACTAGGCACAAAGTTAAATGTTTGGGACAACACAAACAAACTAATGATTGACGATGAGTTAGATCATGCACCAACATTGGATCTTGGATTATCATACTTTGCTACTGCACAGTTAGAGTTAGAAGCACTAGCTTCATATGACTTTAACGCAAAAAAGCGAGAAGAGATTAAGTTCGTAGCATCGTTTAACTTCTAAGTAAAATTACATAATAACAGATAAGGGTCGCTTTATGCGGCCTTTTTTGTGACTAAAATTTAATAAATACTAGCAGTTAAATAAATGGGGATGGAGTTTAAGAATGCAAAATAACGAATATGACGTAGTTGTAGTAAAAGTAGTCGATGGTGACACGGTAGATGTAGACATTGATTTAGGCTTTGGGGTAGCACTAAAGGACGAGCGTGTGCGCATTATGGGTATTGATACTCCTGAGTCACGCACAAGTGATAGAGTGGAAGACGTATTCGGCGAAGCAGCTAAAGCACGTTTAAAAGAACTTATGAAGAATGGTGGTAAACTTATTACTACTGAAGACAAGCATGGCGAAGACATGAAAGGTAAGTTTGGACGTATTTTAGGAGACTTTAAAGTAGAGTACAACGGCGAAACAAAGAAAGTAACTGAGATAATGACAGAAGAAGGACATTGCGTACCTTACTTTGGCGGATCGAAAGAAGACACACAGGCAGCACACGAAGTAAATAGGGTACGTTTATTAAGCGAAGGCGTTGTAAGTCAAGAAGACTATGATGCTGCTGTTGCTAAAATGAACAAATAAAATATCATTAATCACAGGAGATAAATTATGAGCGAAGATCAAAACACAGAAGCACATGCTGAACTTAACGTCGGCACAAGTGCAGGTACAGAAGTAACTGACACAACTGCCGCAGCTATGGCAGAAGCAGGAGTAAGTGCAGAAGCAGGAACAAGTGCTACCTACGGAGATACAACTGTAGAAGCTGGT